CTATGCGTGCTGTTTTTGTTTGGTGCTGTTGGCGTCCCACACATCCTCGTACCGCTCCCGGTTCGCCTCAACCCACGTCCCCGCAAAGAGATGCGCGCCGAGTAGGAAGTCCCTCGCGTCCGGATTGGACTTCGACTCCCCGACCGTCGGGTGGAAGTACGCCGGTGGATACAGCGCCACGTCGTCGTACTGCGTGACGACCCGGGCGATCAACCCCGGCCCCGCTTGATCGCCAACGTACCGCCGCTCGAAGAACGACTGCTCCACCATCGCCACCGCGTGCCACATCGCCGGGTGGTTGGGCGGGAAGCCCATCGCGGCGTTGGTCACGATGTCGAGTTGCTCGCACGCCGCCCAGGCGATGACCTCGGGCGGGCACATCTCGTCCAGCGGCCGCACGGGCTTCACGTCCGTGTCCAGATAGACCCCGCCGAAGCGGGCCAGGATCTCCAGGCGCAGAATGTCCGACCACATCACGCAGCCGGGCGTGCCGCCGACGTTGCCGCAGGCCGCCCACGCGTTGCGATTTAGGATGGGCGGCAGGTTGTCGTCTGTCCACAGCCGCATCTCCCAGTGCGGGTTCATCTCGGCGAAGCGGCGACGCCAGCGCCGCTGGTTGAGCGGCATCCCGCCCTTGCCCAGCCAGATCTGGTGCAGGACCCGCGGGATCGGGGTGGTGCGTGCTGGTGTGCTCACGCCACCACCTCCACCGTCTTGCCGGTCACGAACGCGAACGCCCCGCCGTGGGCCTTGGCGGCCTCCTCGTCCTGCTCGAAGAGCGCCCAGTGGAACGGCACCACGTCACGGAAGTGCCCGTGGTCGCGGACCACGCGGGTCAAGAACCCCGGGCCGCTCTGGTCCCACACGCCGCGGTAGACCAGCACCGAGTGCGGCAAGTCACGGATCGCATGCCAGAGCATCGGGTGGTTCCGCGTTGCACCAAGCACCGACGGCGACAGCATGTGCGGGCGGCTCGCGCCGTGGCTAGCGATCGTCGAGCAGAAGGCACCGACGCCGGCGACGAGTTCATCCAGCGGGCGCAGCGGTAGCCGGTCGGGATCGACGAAGACGCCGCCCTCGCGGGCCAGCACTTCGTATCGCAGCAGGTTCAGGCGGGCGGCCGACGCCGCGGGCTCGGCGAGTCCGAAGGTCTGCTGCCACTGGTCGTAGTTGAGGATCGGCGGCTTGGTGTCGAGCGTGAGCGTCACCACGTCCCACTCGGGATGCATGGTCTGCCACGCGTGCCGCCACGCCGTAAGCCGCTCCTTGTCGGGAGCCTCGCTGAGGTCCGCCGTGTAGATCACCTTCGGGATCACGCCTTCGCCTCCTCTTCAATGCCGCTGATGAGACTGCCCACGCCGCTCTGCTGCCACTTCGCGGGGGGCACACCCTCCATGCCGCCCTCGATGAACGACGACGCGCCCGCACCGAGCGCCACCGACTGCTGGGCGCTGCCGGATCCCGAGCCGGAACCGGGCGGCCCCGAGCCGCTGTCGCTGCCGCTGGACGAGCCCGACAAACTGCCGGAACTGGACCCGGAGCTTGAACCCGAACTCGACATGGACGATCCACTGGACTTGCCGCTGCCGGAGCCGCTGCCGCTCGAGGAGCCCGACCCGGAGCCAGAGCTCGACCCTGAACCCGACGATGAGCCCGAGCCGCTCTGCTGCGTCGCAGGCATGTCGTTGTGGATCCACACGCCGCCCGCCAGGAACACGTTCAGACCGGGGACATGCACCGCGACAGTGGTGACGCGCTCGCCCGACCGCTCGACCGTCTCGACCAACTCTTCGCTCAGATCTTGCCGGATGAGCGCGTCGCCGACCTGCACGAATTCCGCCGACGCGAAGCCGATCTCCTCGTTGCGCTTGAGGAGCACCGGGTGCTCAGGCGTCACGCGCAGGCGGCGGTTGATGGTGATGAAGCCATCGTGGGTGCCGAGCCTCACGCTTCCGACGGTGCCGCTGACGGGCGTGAGCACCGCTTCGGCCCACGGCCTGAGCCACTGGTACTGCGCCCGCCACGGCACGTCGCGGTCCAGCCCCGCCACGTCGAGCGCTGCAACGCGGTCGCCCGGCTTGAGCGCCTCGACCGGCTTGATCGATCCGTCCGCCAGCACCACGGGCGTGCCCGCGAGCACGCAGTTGGAGCCGGGTCCGGAGCCGCCGGGACCGCTGCCGCCCGGGCCAGAACCACCGGGTCCAGAGCCGCCAGGCCCGGATCCACCCGGACCCGATCCACCGGGACCGCTGCCGCCGCCGCTCGACCCGCCGCCACCCGAAGACCCGCCTCCGGACGATCCGCCGCCCGACGAACCGCCGGACGATGCACCCGAGGACATACCAGAACTGCCGCCGGAGGACATGCCCGACGATGCGCCCGAACTCGCCCCGGATGACATGCCGCTTGACGCGCCGGACGAACTCCCTCCGCCGGAACTGCTCATGCCCGAGCTGCTCATGCCGGAAGAGCCCGTGCTCGATGGCGTCTGCGAACTCGTCGGCGTCTGTGACGAGTTCGTCGTCATCCCGCTCGACGACATCGGACCGCTGCTCGAGGGCGTGTGCGTCGTCCCCGGCGTGTTGCTGGTAAACGCATCGGTGGTGTAGAACGTCAGCGTCGGCGTGCCGCCGGGCCCGGTCGTGTAGATCACGTCGCCGGTGGTCGAGTAGCTCGGCGGCATGCTCGGCGTGCTCGTCGGCGTCGAGTACGTGCTCTCCGGCGTCGAGCCCGACGGCGTCGAGTAGTTGCTCGACCCGCCGCCTTGCGGGGCGCGTCCCGTCGCCCAGACCGGGATGTAGAGGTAGTACCGCGTGGGGCCGTCGCTCATCGTGCGGCCTCCTGTGGCGTGGGGGTGGGATTGGGCTCGTACCACCCGTTGGTGCGGATGGGCTTGCCACACTCCGACGCCGCCGCCTTTACCGCGTCCTCGAAGGCCATCTTCTCGAAGACCTCCAGGGCGCTGCCGGGCGAGCAGTTGACGACGCGGAAGCGGTGCTTCTCGAAGTGCGGCTTGAGGGCCTCGAACCTCTTCGACAGCGAGTCATACAGCACGTTGTTGTGCCGGATCGCGTTCTGCGCGCGGTGCTCGTCGAAGGCGTACTTCCGCTCCGCGTCCATCTTGAAGTCGCAGCCGAGCAGGTACACCGTCGAGAACCCGAGGTAGTGGAGCAGCCGCAGGGCGACGAGCATGACCGAGCGCTTGCCGGGGATACCCAGCGAGTCGGGGTTCTTCGCGTCGTTGCCCCATGAGATCGTGTCCCCCGTGAGGAAGCGCTCGTGGTCGAAGTGGTCGCTGCGGCGGAAGAACATGACGCCGGGCATCTGGTGGACCTTGAAGGCGCTGTTCCGCAGCGTGCCGTCGGGGTTCATCACCTTCAGCCGCTTGTCCCACATGCACGTGGGCACGAACTTCAGGATGCCCGGGTCCTTCCACCCCACGTCGATGAAGCGGCCGGGGTCGTCGACGCAGGTCCACAGCGTCGGACGCCGCACCGACCAGGCGTTGTTGACGGCCATCGTGACGATCCCGCGGGCGTCGAGCAGCGACAGGTCGATCTGCTTGAGCGACGGACCGGAGAGCATGAGGAACGCGGATCGCCCCCGGTAGAACCCGCTCAGGGACACCGATTCGAACGTCGGAGGGGCGGTATAGAGGCGCAGGCCATCACGGGCGGGCTTGCGCGCCTTGAGCCCGGCCTGCAGCGCCGCGATGTCGGACTGGTTCTCACGCACCACAGCACCCCCCATCACTCTTGAACCGCCCGACGATGTAGCGGGAGCCCGACTTCGGCTTGGTCGCGACGCCCACGCGGGCGATGCGCTCCAGCCACCAGTCCAGCGGCCGCACCGTCGGATGCAGACCTTCGCCGGCGACGGTGGTTGTGCTCGGCCGCGTGCAGATCGAGAAGATGAACCGCCCCCGCGGCACCGCGGCGCGGCGCATCTCGGCGAGGGTGAGATCCACATCCTCCGGCAGCAGATGCTCGAGGGCGTCGAAGCTCGTCACCACGTCGGCGATGCCCGCCTGGAGCGCCGTCGCGTGCATGGGACGCACGAGATCGGCCTCGGGGAACGCGAAGTCAATGCCCAGCCCATCGATGCCGAGGCGCCGCAGCTCGCGCACCAGGTCGTTGCGGCCGCAGCCAAAGTCCACCACGATCCTCGGCTTGCTCTCCTGGATGAGCGGGATCGCTGCCCGGCCGTGGTTGGATGAGCCGTACGTCGAGCCGGGCTTGTTCGCCAGCGCCAGATACTTGGCCCGCTCCTTGGCGCGCTTGGCGTCCAGCGGCGTCGCCGGTGCGGGTGTGGTCGTGGGGGTCGGAGTGGTCGTCATTCCGCACCTCCGATGTAGAGGTTGAACTTGCGGTCCTCGTCGGCGGGGTCGGCGATCTCGATCAGGCTCATGGCCTCGAAGACCCACACCGGCTTGCCCCGGCTGTTGCGCTCACAGGTCATCTGCACGCAGACGCCCTCGGGGATGGGCACGAGCTTGGGCTTGAGCGACCGCGCGGGCGGGCACTTGGGGAGCACGCCAGGGAGCTCGCACACCGGCCCGAGCCCGAGCAGACCGCCGAACCCAGAGCCGGGCTCAGAGTCGTTCATGTGGTGAGCCTCGAATCGGTTGATCGCCAAGCGCGTGGGATCCTCGCCGCCGCTCGGTGCTTGCGAGGTCAGACCGTTCTCGACGGGCACATACCGCAGGTAGTCGGGGCTACCCGGGTTCCCATCGATCTGGGCCTCGACCCACGGGTAGCGCCAGCGATTGCGCTCGGTGGGGATCGGCTGGGCCGCGCCGAGGATCGCGGTGATGCGTCCCGGCGAGGGACGACCGAGTTCGATCACCGCCCACTTCTCGCCGGTGCCGTCCTCTTTCCACAGGATCGGGATGCCGCCCATGGGCGTGCTCGCAAGGACCGTCTCGTCTGCCGCGAGCTCGCAGGTGGTGTCCGTCTCGTTGGTGATGTAAACGCGGGCGGTCGTGACGCCGGTGAGCACGCAGGGGCCGAGGACGTTGGGCTTGATGGGCTGGAGCGCCACGGCGAAGGCGAGCGTGTCGGACTCCTCGGTGGCGACATCGCCGGTCAGGGGCGTGCGGCTGTGGAACGTTCGCTCCTGGTCGTCCTCGCCCGGTTCGACCAACACGCCCGTGATCGCCAGCGCGTGGTGCGGCTCGATCAGTTCGCCCGAGTCATTGCGGACGAGCACCACGCCGATGCCGCGCTGGGCAGACTCGACGAGCGGCCCGGCGACGGCCTGGCCGCGACCCTGACGCGAGCGCAGATCGACCGCCGCATCGACGAACGCGTTGTATGCGCCCGCAGGGATGCGGAGCGGCTGGCCGGAGCGGACTTTGCGGAGGTCGTCGGGCATGCGTTAGATTCCCAGCGCTCCGAAGTTGGCCTGGTCGTACACGCGCTCGACGTACGCGGCGATGGGTTTCTTGATGATCGCGCCGGAGCCCGAGTCCTCGGCGTCCGCGTAGCGGACCCACAGGTACTCCCACCCCTTCTTGTTGATCCCGGTGACGGGACCGACGGTCAGGTTGGTCTGGTTGGGACTCGCCGCGAACCGGAACGTGATCTCCCAGTCGTCGTCGGGGCCGTCGCCGCGCTTGGATCCCGTCGCGCCGAGGAACAGCACCTCGCCCGCCGCGAACCCGCGGAACGAGCCCGCGTTGGTCTTTCCCGTGCACGAGAAGATCGCGCCCTTGTACGACGCGGTGACCTGTGCATCGGTGAAGTAGTGCGTTTCGGAGAACTGGTACACCGGCACAGTGATGTCCACGCCCTCGACGCCGTCGGCGGTAACGCCGATCGCGCCGCCGAAGTCGGGCGCGGTGGTGCCCGGCGCTGGGCGGCGCTGCATGGTCTGCAGGCTCTGGGTGATGTGCTGGGTGCCCCCGCCGGTCTCGAACGTGAACGACGACTCGCTCGGGGTGCTCGTGCCGGTGGACGCGTTCTGGCTGTAGCGGACGGTGACATCCCACAGCTGCGGACCGATGGGCTCGATCTGGATCGTCTGGCGGGGGAGTGTGTCGTAGGTCGCCGGGGAGGCCGCTTGCGCGGCGGTGCGGGCCGCGAGGTCGTCGGCCGTGCCGCGCACGATGTAGCCAAGCTCGGCAGAGGACTGCGAGGCCTGGTTCGCCTTGGTGGAGCGGCGGCTCTCGAACTTCTCAAAGACCTCAACCGGCACGAGCGAAGATCTCCTTTCTGTGGGAAGGCCTCAGGCGAACCGCAGTCCGTTGTCCACGCTGGCGTCCAGCAGGCGCTTGGTGTTGCGGGCGGTCTGCTCGGTGGCGCTGGCGGTGCGCTCGACGGCATCGCCACCGGTGCCGAGGCCCAAGACGGCCGCGGCGCTGAACGTGCCCGTGACACTGATGCCCTTGCCGATGGCCGCCCCGAGGCCCGACAGCCGGTCCTCGAAGTCGGCCAGCAGATCCCGTTGCGGGCGACCCGGTCCCTTCTCAGCGTCGGCGGCCTCGCGCTTCTTGCGGGCCTCCTCGATTGCGGCGGCGAGTTTCTGCTTGGCGGCGTCGAGCGCGGCCTGCGACTCGGCGAGCCCGGCCTCGGTGTCCTTGCGCAGGGCCTCCTGGGCGTTCTCGAAGTCCTGGCCGATCGCAGCGAGCGTCGCCTCGTGCATGGCGGCCGCATCACGGCGCTGCTGCTCGCGCTGCCCCTCGCGGGCGGTCACTGACTGCTGCGCGGCGTTCTCCAACTCGACCAGGCGGGATTCGAGCTGCTGATCGACCGCCTTCTTTGCGGCCTCGACATCCAGCCCGTCATCAAACAGCCCCTGGATCTCCAGCATCCGCTTGGCGACCCAGCTCGACGCCTCCTCCCAGATCATCTGGAATCCGGTGGCGAAGTTGGTCCAGGTCTTGGAGAGGAACGCGGTCGTCTCGATCCACGCGACCTCGAGTGCGTGGAAGACGATCTCGGCTGCCGCCAGAGCGCCGTACCACATGGAGTACGCCGTGGATACGAGAAACTCCTTCGCCCCCAGCCACGCCTTGTTGAGCGCCGCGACGCCCTGCTGCCAGATGACCTTCAGCGACAGCCACAGGATCTCGGCAGCCAGCGCGATGTCGCCGGCGGCGAGGGCGTCGGAGATGCCGCCGACCACCTTGCCGACCCAGTCACGCAGCTCGGTGAACTTCTCCGCGAGCCACGACAGCGCCTCGCCGCCCGCGCCGGTGACGACCAGCAGCGTGCCGCCGAGCGCCGCGATCGCGGCGATGGTCAGGCCGACCGGCGTCAGGATCGCACCGATGGCGGCCCCGATCAGGCTGAACGCTGTGCCGATCCCGCCGATGACGGCGGCCACGATGCCAAGCGCCGCGCCGATGCCAGAGATGATGTAGCCCAGGCCGACGATGGCAATCCCCGCGACGGCGACCGCTGCCGCGACCTTGAGCGCCCAGACCACCGTCTCCTTGTTCGCCTTCACCCACGCCGTGGCGCTCACGACGATGCGGGTGATCCGCTCGGTCAGGTCCTTGATAGTCGGTGCGAGCGCCCCGCCGATGGTGAAGACGCCCTGCTTGAGGACTTTCCAGAGCGTGCCCATCGCGTCGTTGAGTTCCGCAGCGTCGCGGGCGGTCTCGGTGCTCACCGTCAGCCCGAGCTTGCGGGCCTGCTCCTGCATCTCGTTGATGCCCGCAGCGCCGTCGGCCATCAGCGGCAGGAGCTTGGTCCCGGCCTTGCCGAAGAGCTCCATCGCCATCGCGGCCCGGAGCGCCGGGTCCTGGATCTGTGAGATCCGGTCGGCCAGCAGCTTGAACTGCTCGTCGGGCGAGAGCTTGGCGAGGTCCTGCACCGTCAGACCGAGCCGCGCGAGCGCCTCGTCCGCACCCTTGGACCCTTGCGACGCCTCCGTGAGCGTCTTCTGCATAACGCGGAGGCCGTTCTCCAGCGTCTCCATGTCGGTGCCCGAGAGGTCGGCGGCGTACCCGAGCTCCGACAGGGCCTCAACGCTCACGCCCGTGCGGGCGCTCATCTTGTCGAGCGCATCGCCTGAGTCGCTGAACGCCTTCGCGGTGCCGAGCAGCGCCGTGATCGCGGCGACGCCGATGCCCGCCATCTTGGTCCCGATCGACCGCAGCCCAGCGCCAAAGGCCTCGAGCTTCTTCTGGGCCGCCTTCAGGCCAGACGACAGCTTGTCGCTGACGCCCAGCTCAATGAAGGCTCGCCCGGCTCGGATGCCCCGCGTATCGGCCACGTTCAATCACCCTTTCTTGATCGAGTTCCGCCACAAGAGCGGCAGCTTGGGCCGCTCCTGTTCAAGCGCCGGGGCCATGTACGGCCGTGGCGCGATCTTGACCTTCTGCGACGTGAGCTTGTTCCCGCGTCTTCGAAGCACGACGGTGTCGCCGCCGTACTCGAGCACGCTCGGTGCGGTGCTCTTCTTGAAGCCCACCGGACCGACAACCACCGAGTCGTTGGGCTTGTCGTACCCAAAGAGGATCAGCCGACGCAGGCTGCCCTCGTGCGAATGGGGCGGGGCCCCGGGAGGAGCCGACCCCTTGCGTTTGCGGATGCTGGTCTTGGCCGCCGTGCGGATGAACGCGCCGGCCTTGCTGAGCACCTTCCGCTTGGCGTTGTCGACCGCCGCCATTACGACGTGGCGATCGAAGAACATGTCCTTGATCCGCATTGTGATCACGCACCACTCCCAGCCGAGCCGCCATTGCCACCGCCGGTGCCGGCGATGGTGCTGCCCTTCTCCAGGCCCTTGTTGAACGAGGCTTCCTTCTCCTTCCGCAGACGGCCCGACCCGATGAACAGACCGACGATGCCGGTGAGTGCGGGAAGCGCCGGCCCGAGCACGGGTAGGCCCGCGACGGTGGGGCCAACGGTGTCGAGGGCCGAGAGCGTGAGTTGGCCGAGCAGCCCGCGGATCTCACCGGCCTTCTCGATGTTGCCCTTCCACTGCGCGCCGGTCGTCTGCGTGAGGTTGAACCAGTTCTGGTACTCGACCTCCGCCTCGTTGAGGCTCAGCGTCGACGGCAGGCCGGTGGTCTGCTGGATGGTGTTGGGCGTCTTGACCTTGACGATGTCGCCAAGGTCAAGGCCGGCGCACGACGCGAGCACGAGCGCCAGCAGGATCAGGGCGCCGATGTAGACGTAGTGGCGGGTGGTGAGGGGGGACAGGCTCTTCATGCGCGAGTCTCCTTGGCGACCTCCGGCATGCGGCGGTCGATGAACACGTCTTTGAGGACCGACACGTCAACCCTGACGGGCCGGGATGGCTTGTGGAACGGGTCGAAGTCGGATGGCTTGAGCAGGCGGGATCGCTTGGGATCGCGGGCGGTGTTGGCCACCACGGACATGACGGCGGCGGCGATCGACCAGTCGTGGCGCTGGCGGCCGTCGAGCATGGCGACCATTTCCCGCAGCGTCAGGGGCCCGGGGTCGAGGCCGAGCGCTCCGGCGCACTGGTAGACGAACTTCCAGGCGTCAGCGGCTCGGGGACCATCCGGTTCACGAGCCTGTCCAGCTCGCTCTCGCTGGTGAGCGTCTGGATCCGCTTCTCCGTCAGATCGCGGGCCTTGTCCAGCACCCGGTTGGTGGCCTGGAGCACCCGCCCGAGGTTGGCCCGGTCCCTCGGGCTCGGGCAGAAACTGATGAGTTCATCCAGCACCCCCTGCGTGGCGGCCTCGATAGCGTCGCCCGCCATCGCCTTGCCGAACTCCTCGTCCGACACCTTGGCGGCGTCGGCCTCGGGCTTGCAGACCGCGTAGACCACATCGCACAGGAGCACCGGGTCGCGGATGAGCTTCTCGATGAGCGTCCCCTCGATGACCTGCATGAGGTCGACGCCCGTGAGCCCGCGCACGCGCTTGAGCGTGGCGACGTTTATGTCCACCGTCCAGGTCCGACCCGCGTTGTCCTTGAACTGCCGCATCCGTACCTCCGTGCTTAGCTGCCGATCCATGAGGGCGCCGTGGTCGAGTACGTCACCTTCGCCGTCACCGAGACGGTGATGGCCTCTTCGAGGGCTTCACTGCGGCTGAAGTTGGTGATGGAGAAGTCCGCCTGCAGGCCCTGACCCGCTGTGTCGTCGAGGATCTGCAGGCCGATGGGGTCGTTGTTGAAGAAGGCGTTCTTGATGGCGGTAAACCCGGCATCGCCGGTGTCCCAGACCATCTCGAACTCCACGCTCGCTTCCTTGAGCGTGGCGACCGTGGCTCGCCAGCCGTTGTTGGCCCGCGTGGTCACGTCTGCCTCGCCCGCTTCGAGGTTCAGCGTCACGTCGCGGGTGTTGCCCAGCGCCGTCCACGCGCCCGCGCCCGCCTGTCCGCCCGTCTTGTACTTGAGGGCGGCCTCCATGCCGAGCCTGATTGCCATCACTGACTCCTTTCACTCGGCGCTGTGGCCGACCACAAAGACCATCTCGCCGCCCTTGCTCTTGACCAGCACGTCTGCCAGGTTGACCCGCTCGAATTGGTACTGCGTGCCCGGAGCGACCTCGATGGGGTCGGTCTTGCCGTCTGAGAGCAGCATGTCCTGCGTGTTCTTGTGCGACGCGGTGAGCGTGAAGGTGGCGATCGTCTTCTGGGTCGCCAGTGGCTTGAGCTCGTCGGTCATCGCCACGCCGAAGATGATGGTGTTGCGCATGGCTACCTCCGCTCCCGGTAGGTGACGCTGAGCACGCTCGTGAACACCCGGTGCTGCTCGAGCGCTTCGCTCGACACCACCGGCTCGTTGCTGATCCCGACCCACGCCGCGTCGGGGAAGCCCTCCAGCCTCTTGAACCGCAGGTGATCCGCGATCGCCTCGACCAGCACGAGCAACTCATCGATCGTCGCGTCCGCCCCTTCGGCGGGCAGCTTCTTCTGCACGCCGATGTCGATGACGTACTCGACGGCCAGGCTGTCGCGGGTCACCGGCGTCATCTGCACCGTGCGCGGCACCACCGACACGCGGAGGTCCTTGAGGTCCTCCAGCGTGAAGGCGGGCTGGTACATCCGGACGGCCGTGACCGGCTGCCCGAAGGAACCCGCGCTCACGTGCGCGGCGACGGCGTCGGCGAGGGCGGCAATCGTGCTCACGGGCCACCTCCAATGACGGGGGAGCCAGTGGTCGGCACGCTCTGCCGCGGCGAGTTGGAAGTCAGCCCGGACAGCTTGCCCTCGAGGAACCAGATCTTGCGTTCCATCTCGGCGTACTGAGCGCGGATGCTGCGGGCCTCGCCGATGAACTCGTCGAGCCGCTTCTCCACCTGCTGGAGCTTGGTGGTCACCACGCCCCATTGGATGGTCATCGCGCCCGCCGCGAGCACAACCGTGACGACTACGCCGGCCCACCGAGCACTGCCGTTCTGTCCGTTACCTTCTGCCATCGTTACTCCGTTGCGATGTGCTTGGTGTGAATCCGAAGAACCCTGCGGTACGGGTCGCTGCACCGGAACGGCGGCTGCGCTCCCGGCGCATTGACCTCGTACACGAACACGCTCGTACCCACCGTCTCTCGCACCTGATCGCCCGCCCGCGGGAGGATCGGGCCAGCGCCCAGATCCAGGTCCCCCGTCCGCACGAGGAAGTCCCGCGACTCCACTCGATGGATGAGGCCTGCGTCGTCGGCCTGCTCGAACTCGGTCTTGCCGATGGTGGCCTGGACTTCCTTCTCGTCCGTGCCACGCCGGTAGAGGACCGGGCGGGAGAAGTGCTGGTGCCGCTGGGCATCGAGGAACGCCGCGCCGCGATCGAGCAGGTCGCCCACAGGTGCTCCTTATTGCTGCAGGCGAACGCGAACGATGGTGTCGGCGTCGACAGTGCTCCGCACCGCCTTGCCGATGAGCTTGTTCGCGCCCGACGCGGCGTTCTTGGTGGCGTTCTGGGCGGCCGCATCCCAATAGGTGTTGGTCCCCGCCGGGATGGCGCTGCTCGCGCCGGTGGCCTTCGGGAAGTCGAAGACGCCGGTCACGGCGATCGACCCCAGCTGCCCCGACTTGATTGGTGCCTGCGCGACGCCCACAAGCTCACCCTGCACCACCACCGCGCCGACAAGCACGTCCGCGCCGGGGGTGTAGTCGATCGATCCGCCTTCCTGAACGAACTTTGCCGGTCCTGCTGGCATGCCTGAGCCTCCGTCGATTGGTGGGCCATCGATGTCGATGCCCGATTGCTGGTTGAATCCGCCGCCGATGGTGCCGCCGATCTCGTCGCCGAGACCGCCGGCACCGATGCTGATCTCTCCGGGCACGGGTTACACCTCGCCCTTGCTCTTCACGCCGCCGCGCGGGTCCTGCAGGTTGACGCCGAAGTCGTGGTACCCACGCATCCGGATGCCGAGCATGTTGAAGTCGGCTTCCGAGCTCTCGACCGTCGGGGCTTCCTTGCCATCGAGGAACGCGACCTCGATCACCGGCAGGTCGTTGGGATCTGCGAGCAGGTACCACGCCTTGGCCGAGTTGCCGGTGTAGATCGCGTTGGCCAGGTAGCGACTGACCTCGATGCGGAACTTGCCCTGGTGCGGGTTGGCAATCGGGAACTTGGTGTTCGCGGTCGTGTCCCGGAGCTCGACGCTCTTGTAGAGCTGCGTGCCCATCGCCGAGAGTGCCGTGGGCACCAGCATGATCGACGGCATCACGCCGGTGGGCTTGCCGTCGGAGTCCACCAGGTCCATGAACGCCTGCTCGACCTTGGTCAGTCCGTCGATGCCCAGGGCGGTGTCCGCGCCCGAGACGAAGTTCTTGTTGCCGGCGCTGAAGAACGCGGCGTTGTTCAGGAACGCCGTCCAGAAGACGTCGTTGATCTTCAGGCCCGAGCCCCGGCCGAGCTTTCGGGGCACCGTGGTGATCGCGCCGAGGTCATCGTTGATGATGTCGCGGCGATCGATCGAGAGCATCAGGCCGTAGGTGTCGGCCTTGTTGGTGTAGGTCTCCTCGCCGAGCGTGCCCTGCTTGAGCTCGCCGCCGGGAGCGACCTGCTCGTACTGGTCCTTGCCGACCAGGCGGTAGCTGGTGACAGTCTTGAAGTCGCTCACGTTGCGGACGGCGCAGATGTTCCGCCACACGCGCTCGACCGAGAAGAACCCTTCGAGCAGGAACTTGTTGGCAACGTTGGAAAGGATGCCCCCAACGTCGATGGTGGTCATGCCCGCCTCGATGCCGCGTCCGAACGCGGCTTCAAGCACGCGGCGACTGTCGCGGAACGTGCGGCCCGTGTACCCGTTGGCGATCGCGGCCTCGAAGAGCAGCTCCTGCAAGCCCAGACCGCCGTTGAACCGCTTGGCCGCGACGTCCATCGCCTGCTCCGAGCAGACCTTCTCGATGCCTTCGAGCTTGGCGCTCTGGAAGCACGCTGCCTCCAGCACCTCGCTGGTCACGCTCGTGTCGATCACATGGATGCCCGGGACCTTGGGGCGGCTGGCGCGGAGCACTTCCAGTTCGGTGCGCGTGGCATCCCAGTTGTCGCGGATGGCCTGGGCCTCGATGTTGCTGTACTTGCCACCGCACACTTTGCGGATCGCGTCGATGCGGGCCGTCTCGGCCAGTGCCGCGGCGCGGACCTGCTCGGGGGTCTGCTCGGTGCCGGCGACCGAAGGGGTCGAGGACGGGGAGGGGGTGGGGTTGGAATCGTCGGCCATGACGCTGGGCTCCTTGTGCTGACGCGCGGCGATGCTCGCGCTGGTGCGGCCGTCTGCGCCGAGATCCACGAAACTGATCTCGCCGAGCGTGGCCTTGCGGACGACGTTGACCGGGCCGGTGATCTCCTGGCCGTTGACCGTCGCCTTCTGGTTGTCCTTGATGAACTCGAACTCCTCGACGCTCGCGCCGACGGAGGCCTGCCAGGGGAACCCGTTCCGGCTGGAGGCCACGACCTCTTTGGCGGCGGGCGTATCGCGTGAGATCACGCCGGTGGCGACGAGCTGCCCGGCTTCAACGCGGATTGCGTCGGTGTGCCCGACGCCCGAGAGTGGGTCGTGCCCGAAGCGGATGGGGCGTGCCTGCGACGGCACCGCCAAGCCCGCGAGATCGATGACGACCGGGTGCCGCCAGCCCGCGACGCGCATCGCGCCGCCGGTATACGCGACCATCTTGAACCGGGGCAGCGGCGCACTCTGGCCTTCTGCCGCGGCGGCGAAGGTGATGTCGGCCGTCGCGGTGAGCGTGAGCGCGGGGAGGATCTTCATGGAGTCAGTCGGCACTGGCACTGGCGGTCTCCTCGTCAACGGGGTCTGCGGGGTCGGCGTCTTCGCTTGGGGTGCTCGCCACTGGCGCAGCCGCAGCGGGTGCGAGGCCCAACTCGTTCATGAGCGCGAGCTCCTTGGCCCGCTGGCGGAGCTCCTGCTCCCAGTCGCGCCCCTGGCGGGCGAACTCGACCGCGAGCGTTGTCGTGTGATTCGCCAGACGAGTCGCCTGGGCGTTGGCCTCTTTGGCGGGATCGACATGCTCGACGCCATCCCAGAACCACGCGTGCTCCGGGAGTGCGCGGGCGATCGTGCGGAGCGACTGCGGGAGCAGCCCCTCGACCAGCACCGCCTCGTTGAGCCACGCCTTCAGGATGCGGTCGAGCACGGCGAGCTGCAGCTGGTGCTGCTCGACGCGGATGCTCTTGAAGTACACCTGGTGGTCCAGGCGGCCGCTGGCGTAGTTGTACCCCGAGGAGTTCCCCGCCGCGACGTTGAACGGCATGTTCAGGCAGCGGGCGATCTCGTTGAGGATCTCGCGCTTGAACTCGCCGAACGTCGTGGTCGGCTGCTCGGCGTGGACCTGCCCGAGCTTCCAACCGCCAGGGAGTACGGTCGCCAGACGCTGCTCAAGCTCGACTTCGTCCATCGGCTCGAGCGGATCGGCCTCGCCGTTGGCCGGGGCGTCGGTGTAGATGACGGCGGCGAAGTTGGCGGCGGTCTCGGCGGCCGCAATGGTCGCGAGCGTGTACCGGCGGAGCTGCGCAAACAGCGGGAGCGCCGGCGTGATGTCGGGGATGCCGCGGAGTTGGCCCGGCCGGTCCGGACGGAAGTAGTGCACGACGGAGGCGGCCGGGAGCGTGTCGTACGCCAGCAGGTCGTCGATGGGAGCGCGGAGTGCACCGCTATCGCCGGGATGCCGCTTGAGGACGCGGTACGCCGAGGGATTGCCCCACTGGTCGAGGAGGATGCCGTCGATCTCGTCGCTCCGGCCACGGCGCATGAGCGGCGAGCAGACCTGGTCGGCCTCGATGAGCTTGACGTCGAGCGACACTTGCGACGCCACGCCGGGGTTATTCACCAACAGCGCGAACGCCTCGCCCGTCTCGGCGCGCGCCATCCGCATGGTGCGGAGCTTGCCGGGCAGGTCAACGGCCCGCGACCATTGCTCGAACGCGTCCTCGATGCGGGCGTTGGCCTCAGCGTCGCCGGTCAGCATCTGCAGACGGGGACCGGTGCCGATGGTGTCGTTCGCGAGCGTGAGGACGATTCCCTTGGCGTAGGAGTTGTTGGCGACCTCGTAGCGGGCGCGGTTGCGGAGGACACGTCGCACCTCGGGGTTGATCGCAGCGTTGGGCGAGAGGCCGTCGGCGTTCGCCCAGTGCTTGCGGTTGTCGGCGGTGGTCTGCGCCGAGTCGAACTTGGCGACGACCAATCGACGGCCGCCGCGTGGACCGCTTCCGTGCGGTGCACGCGACGCCGCCGGGGAGGGAGAGTCGGCAGGAGTCCCGCGGTGGGGGGCGACCCGGCTCATGATGTTGGCGATGGCTTTCAGCATGGGCAGGTCAGACAGAGCCGGGCGGGACGATCTTGGCGAACTTGATGCCGAGGCCGGGCTTCCTCGCGGCGTCCTTGGACGCGAGGTAGCGGTCGGCCTCGATCTGGTCCTTCAGCGGGTGCTGCTCGACCGACTGGCCGTCCACCGACGCCTTCGCAGGCTGCGAGGCGTTCTCGCGGATGGCCTGCTCAAGATCGGAAGTGGGCGAGGGATCGGGCATGGGCACTGTGCCTCCATAGAGCACCTAACCCGTCGCACCCGCAGATCCCGAGTCGCGTCCGCTGATTTCGCCAAGTTGTTCCACCGGTAGAACCTGATCGCCTCATCAGGCCCCGAGGCGCTCGGTCGTCGTGACACGCCGACCGCAGTGCCGGCACGCGCGACGGCGGCGGATCACGCCGCCAGCCGCCGCCCGGGTGTAGAGAACCTCGAAATGCCGACACCCGCACTTCGGGCAGGCCAGCCCTTTGGCCTGGATCGGGCCCGCTCGCGGCTTTGGCTTGGGCTCGCTCATCGCTTCGCTCCTCGCAACTGCGACAGCTTGAGCCGGGGTCGAGCAACAGCCTTCGCGTCCGTTCCGAACAGCACCACCCCCTCCATCGACGCCGCGACCGCGCAGCCGACGAGCCCATCGAGCCAGTGGTTGTCAAGCCCTTCGACTCGGAGCTTCCACTCGTCCACCGTGCGTCCCCGGCCTTCGGTCCTCACGCGGTACTCGCTGGTCAGGTGTTCCGACAGCAGACGGTGATGCTCCGGCTTGTGACCGAAGAGCGAGAGCCCGCCCGGGTCGCCCATCGGCACGGCGAGCCGCGCGTGCACAAACGACTTCCAGAAGTTCGTGTCGAAGAGCACGTGCCGAACGGCGCGCTTGCCGGTCACCACAGGTACACGCCAGTTCAGCCCCACCCGCTCGCCGCGCTTGCGCTTGTACTCGCTGAAAGGCAGGCTGCTCGCGCCGACGTACCGACCGTGGCTGGGTGTGAGCACGCTGGCGTGCGGGCTCTGGCGGCAGAACTGGTACACGACGTCGGTCGACGACCCCCAGTTGGCGTCGATGAGGCAGCGGTCGACCCGCACCATCGCCCCGTCGTCGCGCCGCCACTCGCGGGCCACCGTTGCCTCGACGAGCCTCTCGAGCCCCGCGTAGATCGCCCCTTCGACGCCGGCGCGGGCGGATGCGGCTCCGAGCGTCCGCTTGATGTCACGAAGCGTGAAGTTCGCCTGCTTCTGATCCGGCTCCGTGCCGTAGTCGATCACGTGCCCGGTAAAGTCGTCCTCCCACGCCGCCACGAGGTAGAACAGGGCCTTGCCCTGCACGTCCACGAACATCGTCAGGTGCGAGCAGCCCAGCGGGACCAGCCCGCGGGCGTGGCCGTTCACCTTGGCCGCGATCTGGTCGGCGCTGAGCAGGTCGTCGGCAACCTCGATCTCGGGGAGCGGCTCGTTCTGGTACTCGGCGAAGAACGCGGCCTCGTTCTGCAGCCGCAGGTTCATCGCGTGCTGCACCGCGGACAGCTCGTCGTGGTTGAAGCGTTCGGGCCACGCGATCACCGCGCCGGCGTCCATGTCCGCCCGGTGCGCCTTGTAGAACGCGGTCGCATCAGCTCCGCCCCGGTCAGCCTTGAGACCCTCGGCACGCAGGCGGGCGTACTCGGCCCACAACCGATCCGCCGTAGGGAACGAGTACACCATCTTCGTCCGCTCACCCTGCCACTGCGGGTGCTTGTCCCGGTCGAGAATGCGATCGGCCAGGTCGTCGGGCCGGACGACCGTCAGCGTCATGAGCCCGGCGATCTTCCGGCCCGGGCCTGCCAGGCCCAGGATCGCGCCGGCGAGGATCCGCTCGCGGTTGGCGCACTGCGATGGCGACCGGGCGCTCTCGTCGGTCTGCGGGTCGTCGATCAGCACCAGCGACGGGCGGACGCTCACCCCGTCCACGCGCTTGTGCTTCATGCCGCGGATGCGGCCCGTGATCCCCGCTACGCGGATGATCGCCCCCGACGCCGCCGAGCCGGGGATGGTCGGCAGCACGATCTCGCGTGCCGTCCAGCCGATGTGGGTCTGCTTGCCCTGGTAGAGCTGGCCCGAAGCCCGCTGATGGATGCCCTCGAGCGAGCGGATCGGATGGCAGACCTCCGGGAAGTCCGCGCCGAGGATCTCGCTGTTCTCCAGCTCCGCCTTGATCGACTCGAGCATCCCGGCCGCGTGCTCCTCGTCGGATCCGATGAGCGCCACGAACTCGCGGTGCCCGTAGAGGAGCGCCCACAGGCACGCGACCTCGCACAGGCTCGTCTTGCCCGAGCCGCGCGGCATCGCCATCGCGAACAGCCCGCCGTCGAGCACCGCCTGCTCGATCTTGGCGATGACCTTCAGGTGGTCGTCGGACCACTTGAGGTGGAAGGTCTGCGCGAAGTACGTCTCGCAGAAGTACCGGAAGTCCTTCGCGGCCCGCGCGCGCCGCACGGGGTCCGCGACGGGTGGCAGGTCGCCGATGTCTCGCCCCGAGAGCGAGAGCATCGCGTTGCGGAGTCTCGCGCGCTCCTTCATCGCCTCGTAGCCCGTGAGCCCCTCGGGCGTGCGCGCCGCCTCCGCGATCGCCTCGTGCCGCGTGGTCACCAGCCACGCGACGTACCGGAAGAGATCAACCTTCCCCGCGTCGCCGTCGGCCGCGACGCGAAACCCCGCGCGCGTGCGATGCCGGTGGAGCTGTCGCTCGCTGATCACCTCGCCCAGCGGCGTGCTGTTGAGCAGCCGCGCGAGCTCCCCGGGCTTGAGTTGGCGCGGGTCAATCGCCACCTGCAGACATCTCCTTCACGAGCCATGCGGCGTAGTGCACGAGGTTGATGGTGCCGTTGGCGTTGGTCGGCGCGCCCGCGTCGATGTCGGCGCGGAGCATCTCCTCGGTGACGGGCTTGCCGCCCACCCCCCCGATCCGCGTCAGCACGCGGGCGGCATCCGCGACGCCAAGCGCGGCGGGGTTGAGCCGGGACATTCCCTGTGCAGGCTCGGGACTAGGCGCGTGTTCGGGAGTCATCGCGGACCTCCCGCGCGCGGTTGCCCACATGGGCGGCAGAGTTGCCCACATGTCGCAGAATCATCGAGAAATGCAGGCCGAACGCCTTGCCTGCTCCCCATCAGCCGGCCAATGTGTGTCACACGCGAGCGGGAAGAACGCCCCCCCCGCACGCGACGGAGACCACGACGATGAACGCGACCACCAAGACCACGCTCGACCTCGCCAAGACCCTGGCCAAGAGCGGGTTCCACATCCCCGCCATCGAGATCCACACGCCCGACGGCCGCACCTGGAACATCGCGACGGTGCCTGCGGGACGCGGCCGCCACCTCGACGGCCACTGGGGTCCACGCCCCGGGTCGCTCGGCGGCTTCCGCCTCTTCGAGATCGACCGCGACACCGACGCCCCCAACGAGCACGACGCGATCGACGGCGACACCTGGACCGCCGACGAGTTGGTCGACTACCTCCGGGCGGTCGGCCAGCCCAAGGACACGACGAGTTGGGACCGCCCCAGCGACAACCGCCCGACGACCTGAAGCCCGCGTAATGCGGGCTTCGCTGTTTACCAGAGAACCACGACCCCGAGGAGTACGACCATGACGAAGCGCAAGACCACAACGCCCGAACCGACCGCCGCCGAGACCTACGCCGCCCGGCAGAACGACATCGCCCGGCTGATCGACGTCCTGCAGATGGAACTCGACAAACACGCCGAAGCGGCCAAGGCCGACCAGAAGAACTGGGGCCGCACGGGCGACCTCGGGAAGGTCCGCAGCGACCTGATCGACCTCGTCGGGTTCATGAGCGGGATGGACCGCGAGCACGTCGAGGCCTTCCTGAACGACGCCGAGTAACCACCGCCACGGAGACACGCCATGAAGATCAAGCACATCGTCATCGAAGGCCACGAGGAAGACATCACGGTGCGAGCCACGGACGACGGCGCGGCCGTCAGCGTGGTCCGCATGAGCCGCGCGGAAGGCCGCTTCGACAAGGTCATCGCCGAGTTCCGCCGCGACGAGAGCCGCGAGGCCAGGTACGCCAAGGCCTGCATCGTCGCCACGCGTGTGTACGGGACCGACCGCCAGGGACGGCCCGCCGCCACCAACTCGATGATCCACGAAGTCCTCAACGAGATCGAGCGCATCGCGGGCTGCTGACCACCACGCGGCGTCGCGGGGAACCGCGACGGCCACGCTTTCCCGCCGCAGCGTGCGGCGGGGTTCCGCACTAGACAGAAGGAGTTCGACATGGCACGCAAGGGCACGATCAAGAACATGGGCAAGGTCCAGCGCGAGATGAGCGAGGCTCGGAAAGCCCGCGCGGCGGAGAAGCGCGGGGCCGAGGGCAAGCCGTCCAGCACCGAGCGCCTCCGCAAGGCGACGCTCGCGGAGATCAACGGCCGCCTCGCGGGCGGGAAGCAGGACCACGAGGTCCCCAGCGAGAAGGAGATGGCCAACAACGCGAATCTGGCCGCGGCTGCCAAGGGGAAGAAGCCCAAGAGCGAGAAGGCCCCGAAGCCCGCCAAGGAGCCCAAGCCCAAGCGGGTCAGCGCCCTTGACGCGGCCGCCCAGGTGCTCGCCGCGAGCGAGGTGCCCATGCGGGCCAAGGAGATGATCGCCGCAATGGAAGCCAAGGGCCTGTGGCGCTCGCCGGGCGGCAAGACCCCCGAGGCCACGCTCTACGCCGCGATCATCCGCGAGATCGCCGCCAAGGGAACGGCCGCTCGCTTCAAGAAGCACGAGCGCGGCGTCTTCGTCGCCCCCCCACGCGGGAAGGGAGCCTGAGCCATGAACGCGACGCCCGCCCCCAACCGCGAAGCGCAACTCGAAGCCGTGCTGCAGGCAGCGCTCTACCTGCTCGGCGCACGCCAGGACCAGATGCTCACCATCGAGGAGTGGACGGACCTTGCGCGGGCCGTCGCCGCGTGCCAGGAGCGGAAGACCGCCGAGTACCTGACCGACCACGACCTCGAGGACATCGCCGAGCGCTACGCCCTTGAATGGGACGAAGCGACCGACGGGGCTCTGCCCACGCTCGACGACGAGTGAGGCGTTCATCACGCCTTGCTCCCAGCCGCGACGCTCGTCGCGGCTTTCTCTTCGGCCGCACCCTTCGCAGGCAGTCGCTCCGCCTTGCGGCCCGTGAACTTCTCCCAGCGTTGCACGATGACATCGCAGTACAGCGGGTCGAGTTCCATCAGGAACGCCCGCCGTCCCGTCATCTCCGCGCCGATGAGCGTGCTGCCGCTCCCGCCGAAGAGATCGAGGACGTTCTCGCCCGGCCGCGACGAGTACTCGATGGCCCGACGCGCGAGTTCCACCGGCTTCTCCGTGAGGTGGACCATGCTCTGCGGGTTCACCTTCTTGATGCTCCACGTGTCGGGCACGTTGTTGGGGCCGAAGAACCGGTGCGCCGCACCCTCCTTCCAGCCGTAGAAGCACCACTCGTGGTTGCCCATGAAGTCCTTGCGGGTCAGGACCGGGTGCTCCTTGATCCAGATCACCGCCTGCGAGAAGTACAGCTCCATCGCCTTGAGCACCGGCGGGTAGTTCGCGCAGTTGGCGTAGCCGCCCCAGATGTAAAACCCGCCGCCGGGGATGAGCACGCGGGCGATGTTGCCGAACCACGCCGCGAGAAGGCGGTCGAACTCCTGGTCCGACACGAAGTCGTTCGCCAGCGGCCTGTCCTTGGCTCGGAGCTTCTTGTGCGTCGGCTTGGACTTCTCGGGGTAGCGGTGCAGGTCCGCCGACTGCTGGTCGCCAGCGCTCGCGTCTTTGCGCTGCGCCATCGTGAACGAAGACAGCCCGGCCGCGATCGCGTTGTTGCTCCGCGGCTCGACCTTCACGTTGTACGGCGGGTCGGTATTGACAAGGTGGATCGGCTCGCCGTCGAGCAGCCGGTCCAGGTCCTCGGGCTTGGACGAATCGCCGCACATCAGCCGGTGGTTGCCGAGCACCCAGATGTCGCCGGGCACCGTCGTCGCTGCGTCGGGCGGCGCGGGCACATCGTCGGGGTCGACGAGCCCTTCGTTGCCGGCGGGAGCCATGATCGCCGCGAGATCCTCGGCGCTGAAGCCCAGCAGCGCGAGATCGAAGTCGACCCCTTTGAGGTCGGCGAGCTCGATGGGTAGCAGTTCCATGTCCCACGAGGTGAGCGACGCCACCTTGTTGTCGGCGATGCGCAGCGCCTTGACCTGATCCGGCGTGAGGTCGTCCGCGCGGATTGTCGGCACCTCCTTGAGCCCGAGCTTCCGCGCCGCGCGGAGCCGAGTGTGCCCGGCGATGATCACACCGTCCGCGTCGATCAGGATCGGGATCTTGAAGCCGAAAGCCTCGATGCTCTTGGCGACCGCGTCAACGGCGGCGTCGCTGATGGTGCGGGGGTTACGGTCGTACTCCTTGACCGCGTCGATGGGAAGCGTCTCGATGTTCACAGCGATCTCCGTTGAGACGCGCGGCAACAACCGCCAGCGCGTTGGCGTCGTGGTGGCCCGCCGCACATGCGGCAGGTCCGGGCTGGCTGGATCGCTGGTTGGCTGGATCGCTCGGGCTGACGGGCCCGTCCGGGGGCGCTCAACGCCCCGATTCCCGCCCGCTACGGGCCTCGCCCGTTGGCCACGGGTCCGCCCACGTTGGCCCACGTCGCGTTCCTGGCCGGGAGGCGTACCAACCCCGCCACCGGGCCGCCCGGCGCTCGGACGGGCGAAACAAACTCTGTCGCCAAGCGCGGCTGTTCCCGCGGGCCAAGCCTCGCGTCCCCGCCCGGGAAGTACCTAACGCCATCCGCCTCCCCCTCCCGTAAGGCTTCCGGCTGGAAGGCTCCCGCTAGGCGCTGCCGGCCACGCCGCCTGCATCGCGTGCTCGTCGGGGAACTTCTTTCCCTTCTTTCACCTTTCACCCCCCGGGGTCGCATACACACACACGCACGCGCACGCGGGGGTGGGGGAAAGAAGGTGAAAGAGAGAAAGAAGTGTGTGTATGTGTCTACAGCCCGCATTGTGCCCCCTCTTCTTTCACCCTTCCTTCACCTTCCTTCTCCGCCAATCGGTAGATCAGGGCCGCCCGACCGCTCGTGGACGCCGACTCCGCCCGCACGTCGCCGCGCTGCACGAGCGTGTCGATGAGATCGTGGAACGAGCGGGAGTCCATCTTCATCCGCTTGAGCAGCACGCTGTGGGGCAGCGACCCATCGGGTGCCTCGCGGATCTTCCGTATGACGCGCAGCGCGAGCTCGTCGAAGGGCGTCTCGGCCGCGTGGTTGGCGGCCATGAACAGCATCCGCTTGGTCTGGTGCATGACCAGCCGCGACGCCCACCGCACCGCCTCGACGCCGATCGCGGGCTCTTCGTGGTTCTCGCTGACGGCGTAGAGCAGCGCCAGCTTCCTCGTCTGCTCGCTGGTTCGCCCCCACACCGTCGTCGCCACCGCGTCGCGCCGGCCCTCGGCCTCGCCGTACGCCTGCTCGGCGTCCTTGCGCAGCTCAACCAGCAGCGCGCGGGCCTCGTCGGTGTGCGGCACAACCCGCGGCGTGGGGTGAGCGTTGGCGAGGTTGCCCGGCCCGGGGCGCAGGTCCGACCACCACTTGGCCGTGGCGAGCACGCGCTCGGGCAGGTCGCTGACCGTCGGCTCTTGGCCCGCCCCTCGCGGGCCGGACTCCAGGATCAGCATGCGGGCGAAGAGCCCGTTGGTGAGCATGCGCTCGGAGAGCGCGGCGTAGTAGTGATTCGGGATCGCCGTGCCGAAGAGCACCAGGCACGGCTGGTTGATAACGCCGGGCTCGTTCTGCCCGGCCTTGCGGCGCATCGGGAAGATCGAGTTGGAGGCCGAGTACATCGTCAGCAGCGTCCCCATGATCGACTCGAACCGCGCGTCGCGGGCGCGGTTGATCGACTGCAGCAGTCCGTCGATCTCGTCGGTCTGGAACAGCATCGAGGGCGTCCCGTGGAGCGCGTCCTGCACACCCTCGCCCGAGGCGAGCCGGTCGCCCAGCCCAGTGCCGAGGCCGACGGCGTGGAGGACGCGCGCGTTGATCTTGCGGGGCCAGTCCTTGCCCGATGACGAGTGGGCCAGGCCGAGCAGGTAGATGTTGGTGCGGTTGTCCCCGGGGTCGCGGACCTTGCGGCCCGCCAGGAACGCCTGCAGCGCCAGCGCGCCGCAGAACGCCAGCGTCTGGCTCGGGTAGGGCGCGGTGGCGAGGCAGTAGTCCATCACTTCGCCAACGAACCCGGGCACGCGCAGGGCCTCGGGTGGGAGCAGCCCGGGATCGTCCGGCCCGGGCGGCGAGATCGCGTCGTTCACCGGCGCACGACTCCGCACCAAGAGGCCCGAGAGATCAACGTCGGCCGCTTCGGCGTGGCCCGAGTCTCTAAGCCAGCCGTAGGGTCGCTCGTGCGGCTTGCTCGTCGCGTCGCTGACCTTGTGCCGCAGCTCTTTCTCCGACCACGGGGGTTGGCATCTCGAGTTGTACCGATCCCACAGCAGCGAAAACGCGGTCTCGGGATCGAGCCCAAACCCATGCACCATCGCCGTGGCCGCCGCGTAGGTCTGGCTGTGACCGCCCGAACCGGAGATCGCCGGCGGGATGCGGTCGAGGTACGCCGCGGCGCGGCGGACCACGGCGTTGTCCGCTAGGAACGTCGGCGTTCCTAGCGCCACTGGCTGTGAACACGGACGTTCTCTGCGGCCGTGCCGTGCCTCGGTCACGGCGTCTGCCAGCGCGGCTACAGCGGCGTCCAGTTCCCCGGCGTCGACCACGGCGGGTTCCCCGTCGAGCGGGTCGTACGGCTCGCCGCTGGGATGGATGCTCGGGCCGACGACCGTTTGCGCTCCGGTGCTGCGGAGCTCGACGATCATCTTCTTCGACACGGGGTCCTGATGCTTGCGGGTTTTGATCCCCTCGCACACGTACCACCAGTGCGACGCGGGCTTGCCGGGACGGCCGGACGTCGCGCCCGTGGGCGGCAGGAACTTGGGCGCAAGCGCAACCGCCTCGTCGCAGTCGAGGTCGACGTCGATGAGCCAGCCGCTTGGCTCACCGAGGAGCACGCCGATGTTGCCGGTGCCGTTGAAGTGCGCCGGCAGCTCGCTCTCGGAGAGCCGCAGATCCGTCCACCCCTTGAGGACGGGGATCTTCTTCCGCGCGGGCACGGGGATGACCGCGTACCCGCGGGAGAGGTACGTGCGCGCCGACTCGAGCAGGATGGGGGGGCCCTCGCTCATCAGAAGGGGATCTCGTCTTCAGGGATGCCGTACGTCATGCCCGCGGGCTCCGGCGGTCGGTCGGGCAGGCCTTCCTCGCTGTCCAGCCGCGGCGGCTTGTCGCCCAGCACATGCTGCGTGACGCGCTCGAACTGGTCCCCGGCCTTCTTCTCGACGGTGATGGAGAGCGTCGGGGCGAGCGCCCCGGCCTTGGCCATCTCGACCGCTTCCTCCGTGCCGCCGGGCACCGGCTCGACCGAGCGTGCCCGCCACCACGCCTCCGCCTTGGTGCGGGCGTAACCGGTGTGGTCGAAGCAGACCCACTCGCGGAAGAAGCGGTTGAAGCCGACGCGGTACTCGACGCGCATGGTCAGCGGCGCGGAGGGGTCGCTGCGCTTGTAGTGCACGTGGTACGTCGTCTCGCTGACGCGGTGCTCCTCGCGCGTGGTCTGACCGCTGAGGATGCCCTCGGTGCTCGCCTTCGCCTCGTGCTGCTGACGGTTCGGCTCGGGGAACTGGTGGCCGCACTGCGGGCAGGTCTGGTATCCCGCCGCGATGAGGGCCTGGCAGTTCGGGCACTCCTTGGCGGGCGCTTCGCCGTCGCCGCGATCATCGGTGGCGATGCGGATCGCGTCGACCGGGCCGTGGCGGAGCACGTTGCCGCCGAAGTCCAGCACGAGGCAGTCGGACTTGCCGGGGTAGAGCCGGAAGCCCCGGCCCACCATCTGGTAGTACAGGCCCGGCGACATGGTCGGGCGCACAAGCGCTACGCAGTCGATGTGCGGGGCATCGAAGCCGGTCGTCAGCACGTTAACGTTGCACAGGTACTTGAGCTCGCCAGAGCGGAACCGCCCGAGGATCGCCGCACGCACGCCGTCGGGGGTGTCGCCGGTGACGAAGCCGCACTCGATGCCGTGCTTGGTCTTGAGCACATCGACGATGTGCTGGCCGTGGCGGATGCCCGACGAGAAGATCAGCGTGGCGCTGCGGTCCTTGGTGTGCTGGGCGATCTCGGCGCACGCGCCATCGACCAGACCTTCCTTGTCCATTAGGTCCTCGACCTCGCTGGCGACGAACTCGCCGGCGCGGACGTGCAGGTCGTCGGTGCTGATCTTCTGCAGGCCCGCCTTGGTCTTGAGCGGCGACAGAAATCCCTGCACGATGAGCTCGCGGACGCCGACCTCGTAGCAGACGTGGTTGAGGATGTTCTCGGCGGCGCAGATCGAGCCGGACTTCATGCGGTACGGCGTGGCGGTCAGCCCGATGATCCGGACGTTCGGGTTCACCACCTTGGCGTCGGCGATGAACTGCCGGTACATGCCGTCGTCCTCGGCGGGGACCATGTGCGCCTCATCGACGATGATGAGATCGACGGGGCCGAGGTCGCAGGCCTTCTTCCAGATGCTCTGGATGCCCGCGACCGTGACGGCGTAGCCGAGGTCTTTGCGTTTGAGGCCAGCTGAGTAGATGCCCATCGGTACGTCTGGCGCGATGACGCGCAGCTTGTCGGCCGCCTGCTCGAGAAGTTCCTTCACGTGCGCCAGCAGCACGACGCGGCCGCCCCAATGGCCGACGGCGTCGCGGCAGATCGTGGCGATGACCGGCGTCTTTCCCCCGCCGGTCGGGATGACCACGCAGGGGTTGTCGTCGCGGGTCCTCAGGTGCTCGTACACCGCAGCGATGGCTTCGGATTGGTAGGGTCGAAGGTTCATGGTTTGATTTGCGTGATCTCCACCAGCACTTTGCCGCCCGGCGTCACCGGGCCGCGTTCAACAACCAGCCGATCGATCTGCGAGTCGTCGCGGTACGCCCCGCCCTTGGCGAGGGCGTCGAGCAGGGCCTTCTGGACGTTGTCGATGTCGCGGCGGCGGTTGTCGGGCGGGCAGACGGAGACACGCACCTCCAGCCGCCCGTTCATCCGGACCACGCGCCTCGCCGCGAGGGCGGCGCACACGCTTGCGCGGTAGCGCCGCCCCTCGCGGCTCAGCACGGTCCTGGAGCCCATCCGCCGCCAGATGTGGTTCACGCTGGGCGGGTACGGGAGCTCGAGGACACGACCATGTGGGCTTATCGCTTCCAGGGTGGCGTGCTCCCCGGGCCAACGCCGACGGGAGCGCGGCCGGCCACCGGCGATCCGCCACCCTTCTTGGCGTACCCCTTGATGACGTTGGTGAACTCGCCGTTGTCGTCGCGCTTCTTCAGCCCGACGTTGATCTCCAGCGGGACGTTGTGCAGCTCGACCGAGTCCTTGGGCTGCATGACGCCGATGGCGCGGCAGATGGCCGAGAGCTCGCCGCGAGCGATCTTGACCGTCATTTCGGACTTGTTCTCGAGGTTGAGGCGGGCCCAGACCAGGCGGCCCTTGAACTCGCCGTCGATGACCTGGAAGGTGAGCTGGAGGTACTTGCCGACGCCGGTCTTGGTCGGCTTGAGCTCCGACTCGAAGATGACGGCGAGGTACTTGCCGGCGGGGAGCGGGTCGAGTGCGACGGAGGGATCGACCTGCGAGGCGTCGAAGTTGTTCAAACTGGCCATGGGTCAGGTTCCTTGTGCAGGGGTGCGAGAGCGGATGTGCGATGGATGGGGATCAGGCGCTCGCCGCATCGGGCGAGGACGCAGGGGCAGAAGATGCGGGTGTTTCAGCGAAGGGGTTCTCGCCGCGGGCGAACGCGCCGTACACGCGGTAGTCCAGCGGGATCTCGTCGGGCAGGCCGAGACGGTTCTTGGCGACGTGCGCCGGCCGCTCGACGGTGCGGAGGATCCGCTCGCCCGTGCTCACGCCGTTGTGCTTGGCCTTGTTGAACCCCTCGTCCACCTTGACGGTGTGGACCTTGTACGTGGCGAAGAGCACCTCGTCGGCCCACTCCTGCACCAGCGCCGAGGCGAGCTTGTGCAGGCGCGGCGAGTAGCGGTCGTACGGCACGGTCTCGGGGTTCTCGAACTTCTCGATCTTGGCGTGTGCGATCAGGACCACGGTCATGCCGCGGTCGCTGCGGAGCGCGTCGAGCGCACCGAGCACCGAGCGCCACTTGTCGACGGCGAACGCAAAGCCCTTGGCGTAGCCGATCTTCTCGATGTTCTCGACGTTCTCGTCGGCGCACACCTCGGCCCAGATGAGGCGCTCGAGCCAGTCGAGGCTGTCGATGACGACCGTGCGGTAGTCGTGGTCGCTGGAGTACAGCGACTCGAGCGCCGCCATCACCTCGCCGAGGCTGCGGGCAAGCGGAAAGCTCTCGCAGTCGATGTCGGCCAGGCCGTCCTCGGTGGGGACGAAGATGGGCTTCTCGGCCATCGCGCCGAACGTGCTCTTGCCGATGCCGTGGGTGCCGTACAGCATCACGCGGCGGGGACGGGCCTTACGGCCCTTGCTGATCTGGTTCATGAGGGTGGCTGGGGGCATATGAACTCCGTGCTTGGGGATTGAGCGGTCAAGGTCTTCGGGCCAGATGTCGCGGGTGAACGAGCCCTGGCCCAGCCGCACGAGCGGCAGGTCCGAGGCGGTGGCTCTTGTGCGGCGGCTCACGCGACGGCGCTCGCGGGCACTTGGGCGGCAGCGCCACCTTGCGGGCTCTTGTCACCGGGCCGGCGCACGCTGAAGGCGTCGTCGCCGTACTCGTGGATGCAGAAGCCGGTGAAGACGCGGGTCACCGCACGCCCGGTCTCCGTGTGGCCGTCGACGACGATCACGCGGCGCTCACGGTCGATGGCGTAACCCGCGTCCAAGCGAACGGCGGCCTCACCCTGCAGGCACCCGACGGCCAGGATGGACAGAGCGAGGGTCTGCTCGACCTCGTCGATGTCGACGCGGTGCACGAACTCGAATCGGTAGACAGTGCGGGGCGAGGTGTTCAT